TAACTGCAAATGTTTTGACAAGTTTAATTATACCGTGGTAATATATCATTTGCACCTTCTTGGGGGTGTAATGGTCTCGACATTGCTTTTCGCGCATGCGGTGCACCTCGGAGGCTCGGCTCCGTCATCAACGGAACAGTTAATATAACTGCAAAGAACGAAAATTCTTACGCTTTAGCTGCTTAATAACCAGCTAGCGTGATCCTTCCGACTTCGCTCAAGGGTCGGGTCTGGGTCTCAAATCATTGAGCTACGGTTGATGTTGCCACCTGAGGCATCAACAAGAGACTAGTAGGTTAGCTGCCTTGTGTTAGCCTTGTCGGTTGGCGCGACATCGCAGCGAATTTTAAATAAATCGGCTATGGGTGTAGAGCCGCATGTAGCAGGGGTGATGGACAGGAGTTCGATTCTCCTCACCTCCACTTATCATTATCATTAGCTTTCATCGGTGTTCAAAATGCCGGTGTAGCAGCATTTTATGTTTGGCAGATAGTCACTGATTATCATTAGTTGGTAACATCAGGTAACATTTAGGTAACATTTTAATCTGCTAGGCAGGCGGTGGTCGTCCATTACGGGCGGCTATTTTATTATCTCTTGTTGCTACTGTATGTTATACTGTGTTCGTCTATAGAGACAATATAACCAAAAAGGAGGAATTATCATGCATTTTCTTTGGGCTTTAATTGTTGGTGCTATTATTGGTGCAATTGCTGGTGCTATCACTAGCAAGGGCAAATCGATGGGCTGGTTTGCTAACATCATTGCAGGATTAGTGGGTTCTGCAATTGGTGAGGGACTTTTAGGCCATTGGGGGCCACAACTGGCAGGAATGGCTTTGATTCCTTCAATTATCGGCGCAATTATTGTTGTTGCCGTAGTCTCCTTCTTTGTTGGCAGATCAAAAGACTGATAGGAGGCCATCTTTATGGACGCTTTAAAAGCTGCATTTAAGTTTATGGTTGCTAGTACTCTCATCGTTGGCGGTGTTTTAGTTGCAGGTACAGTCTTCGCAGCTAAGGGCATTGATAATGCTGGAGATAAACTACAAGAAAAGCTACATGACTAACACAAAATAGCCACTTCATTATGAGGTGGCTTTTTTTAGGAGGCATGAATGATTACGCTTAACACTGTGTCAGACCTCTTTAAACTTTTAAAGGATTTCATCTCTATGTTTAGGCACAAAAATAGTGACAATGTGAATACTAAGATATACCAGATTCTTTCACCCATTTATGCTACTTTAATTGACAAGAACGATTTACTGCAATTTAACCACGGGGTGCATGCAAGCCATGAGGCTTATGCCGACACATGGGATTGTTTTGACTATTATTCACAGTTACTGAGGGAAAATAATGCATTACTAAACAATCGTCAAATAAAAGCTTTTTTACGTACAATGTCACTAATATTGTATCTTCAAAAAACACTGAATGATCTTCGCTATGGTGGTGACTTAAAAGGGCCGGAATATCAGGATCTCTTAAAAAAAGCAAGTACATTGCGGAAAAAAATAAACCACAATTTAAACAAATGTCGAAAAATTATGCGAACTCTGAGTTAGTTTGTTTATGTTTTTATTTTGCAAAATATGGTTGGCTAAACGGGTAAATGTTTGTCGCCTGGTTCTAATAAGCAAGTATCAATTTGAAACATGGTCAACTAGGTCCGAAATTCGAACTTAGTTAACTGTTTCGATATTATCGAGCAATCATTGAATACTAGAGGGGGTCGTGTTTTGCGACTCCCATTTATATTGCCCAGAACGACCGTACCTTAAGGTATGCTTGTTCAGCGTGCATCAGAATGCGTCTCTCAGCACACAAAAAACGGGCATCTCTGCCCGCTTTGCCCAATGATATTGCTACTTTAGATGAAAAACAATGAAACAAGTCAAGGAAGACTATGACT